CCCCCCCCCCCAACTACTACACTAGACAGACAGACTACCTTAGACAGTCTGCACAAACGCACGATCCAGCCCCGGAGGAAAATGCCAACCCCCCTACCCCCCCTAGGCACACACAGAGCACACACAGACGACACACACCACGCACACAGAGCACACACAGAGCACACACAGAGGGTAACGTGCCCTCCTACAATCGCCCCGTAGGCGGTCGTAGGGGCATGCGGGCCTAGGCGCTACCCTAGCACCGCCTAGGCCCGTCAAGGCGAGCCTTGGCCCTCGTGGGCGGTCGTAGGGGTATTGACGGCCCCGACACCCCCCCCGTCCTCGCCGGGCCGGGCCGCGACGGGCCGTCCGCATTTAACATAATGGCTGTTATACGCAAGAGCGGCGCAAGTTGTTGATTCCATTGGGGTTTGTCCGCCCGTCCGGCCCCAACGACCGCCCAAACCTCCTTGGCATGACTGTTGCATGGCTCCAGTCCATGGGAAAAAGCTGACCCGGGGGTGGGTCTGCGGCAGCCGGGGGGTCGGTGGACAGAGGCCGTGGCCCTACACTCGTGGGCGCGTGGAGCCAAAATGGCTGCATGGAGAGGCCCTACCTTCGGCCTCGCGTGGAGCCAAAATAGTCGCGTGGAGTAGTTCTGGGCATGCCAGAAATCAATCGTGCGGAATCGCCCACCCGACTCCGCACCACTCCCAGCCCTTGCCCGCTGCGCCCCGGCCTGCTACACTTCCCCCAACACCCCCCACCCCGGCCAGGAGTCCGCCAATGTCAGCACCCTATTTGCAAGCCCCAATTGACCCCGGACTTATCGAAGATGCTCCGGCCACCCCAGCCACGCCCACCCCCAGGTCCCGCTGGACGCGGCGTTTCGCTGCTGGGCCGGTCAAAGTCGGCAGCAAAGAACATCTCGAGGCAATTCAGGCTGGCCATCGGGAATCTCGGGCCGAAGGTTGGATTCGTCCAACAGCCATTGTCCGCAACACACTCAAGCCATCTGCCACAGAGCAAATCATCGACTACGTGATTGCAAACCCTGGTGTTTCCCGAAAGCAGATTGCCCAGGAGTTCAAGCGCTCAGACAACTGGGTTCTGGCTCTCATGGGAAGCGACTCTTTTCAGGCGCAACTCGATGCCCGCAAGGACGAGATCATTGACCCGCTGCTGCGCCAGACCATCGAAGAACAGTTCGGAACCATGGCTCGCCTCAGCAGCGAAATCATCACCGAGAAGCTTCTCAAGCAGCGCGACTCGGACCTGGCTCTCCAGGCTCTCAGTTTAAGCTCGAAAGCCCTCGGCTACGGTGCTCAGCCCAAAGCCCAGACTAACGTCAGTTTCGTCGTGCAGATGCCCCCGGCGGTCAAGGACGTATCTGCTTGGGAAGCAACCTACAGCGGTGCCGGCGGGGGCGACCACATGCAGTCCGGCGATAGCCGGGGCGTTAACATGCAGTCAGACACGACCAGCGAATGAGCCACCGTAGCCCAGAGGAAATCAGCCTCTTCACCTATTCGTTTCTGACTTTCTGGGGCCTGCTGGCTGGAATGGCCAACCATCTCCATCGCCGCGCCCGGGCCGCGCAGAAAACGGTGCGGCGCTTCGAGCTGGCCAGCGACCTTTGCTATTGTCTGTTTTCCACTTATATGGCTTATTTCCTGTGCGAGTGGAAAGAGGTATCGGAAATGCTGACCATTCCGATTGTCGGGGTTGCAGCCCACAGTGGTGCTCGCTTTATCTGGGCACTTGACGCAAAGTTTTTTTCTTACCTGGATCAAGTGGAAGCAAACCCGATCCAGAGCAGACCTGTTAAACCCTCCGAGGAGCCTGAAAATGACTGACTTTGATCCTATCCTTCCCCAGCCCGCGATAGCGGGGGCGTTAACAAGCGATTCAGCCCCAGGCGCGGCCCCGGCACCGGCAGCCCCAGGCGCGGCCCCGGCACCGGCAGCCCCAGCCCAGGCTCTCTGGCAAACCTTTGTTCCCCATATCCTAAGTATTGAGGCTATGCCAGTGACTGGGATTCTTTCCGTTGGGGTCAGGTCAGACCATAAAAATCCCAGCCCCGAGGGGCTGTTGGAAATCTCCCTGACACAACCTTTTCCTGTGGAGGAACTGATGGTTGTGCGTCAAGGCCCGGACACTTTTATGATGCCAGCGAAGGCGTTTTTCGATGCGTTTCGCCCCGCCCCGGACGCAGCCCAGCCCCAGGAGTTTTCCAATGAAAGCTAAGAAAGAACCCAAACCCTCTAAACGCCCAGAACCATCCCGTAAGCGGGGCTGTTAGGATGAACTTTGCGGAGCTTGCCAAAGCCCAAGCGGCGGGCTTTTTCCTTCTGTCGAAGATGGCAGGCAAGCTCGACCTGGCGACGCAGGTGCAGGGTGTGCTGCCGGTTGCCAATGGGGGGACTGGGTCTGCTACCGGGGCGCTTAACCACTCCGGGCTGGCGAACCTTGCCGCCGATAGTCACTCGCAGTATGCGCTGCTGGCGGGGCGGACAGGCGGACAGACGCTTGTTGGTGGGACTGCTAGTAGTGAGAACCTAAACCTACAGTCAACCAGTCATGCGACCAAAGGAAGAGTTAATTTTGGCGGGGGGCAAGTATTTTTTAGTGAACCGGATAATGGCTTCTATTTCTTGGGGGGGAATTTAGCGAGATTTTATTCTCCTAGTGGGGCTAATCATGCTTATATCAATGTTACCGATACCTATGCGGAATTCCTTCAATTTACAGGAAACTTCTATGTTCATTCAGCTGGGTTTGGATGGGCTGCTGATGCCCGTGGAAACCAGTCCACCATAATAAGTAATCAAGGTGAACTCAGTCGATCCCTTACTATTAGTACGGATAACCATAAAGATTTGTTTTTGGGGGCGCAGAGTGGGGTTATGATAGTAATGGGGGAATGGGGCGGATCTGAAATCCGAGTTGGCTTGGGAACCACAACAGTTACAGAAATGCTGTCCTTGCATGGAGGATGGCATCGGAAGATCTGGATGGAACGAAATCCGATTGCTAATACAGCAGGTTATACATTAACTGTTGAGGCAAGTGGAGCGGCTCCAGCAGCTACTGACAAGGCTGGGGGGCAGCTTATACTGAAGGGTGGGATTTCGACCGGATCTGCATCCAGTGGCGTTACGCTGCAGGGTTATGTTGGGGGCAGTAGCGGAACATCGGACAATTCCCCGCAGGATATGATTAAAGTATTGGGGAATAAGCTGGGCTTTTTTGCTGCAACTCCTGTGGTGAAGCCGGCTGTGCTGACAAGTCCATTGACAACTTTGACGTTTGCTGTCCCTGCGACCCCTGACTATGCGATTGCTACTGTGCAGCTGGCTGGTTATGGCTTTTCGACGGCAGATGAAGGCAATACGGTGCTGTCGGTGATTGCTAATTTGCAAGATCGAGTTAATGGCTTAGAAACAAAACTCCAGGCTTTGGGTTTATTAACGTAAGGGGCGGTACTCCGCCAAGGGGAACTGAAATGGCTGCGCTTAATTTTGATCTGGAATTGTTGGGTTGGATTGAACAGTTTGAGGCGAAAGCTCCCACTGTGAGTGTGCAACGGACTTCTCAAGGAACAATTGCTTTCTTTAAGCAGAAGTTTGACCCTGAGACAGGGGATGCATTGCCGCTGGCTGTTGTTAAGACGACCACGGTGGGGGAGCTTAATGATGCTTGTCAGAGGGCTAGCCAGGCAATTGAACTGATTCAAGGCTTTTTGGCAGAAACGGATTTTGGAGGCTCCAATGGCTGAACCATTCGCCCCGACCATTATCTGGAGTCCGCAGCCGGGACCGCAGACGGCGCTGTTGCAGTGTCCGGTGTTTGAGGTCTTCTATGGGGGGGCTCGGGGCGGCGGTAAGACAGAAGCCTCCATTGGGGACTGGTTGCAGCATTCTGACCAATGGGGGGAGAATGCAATTGGGCTGTTTGTCAGAAGGACGCTGACACAGCTGAAGGAAGTTATTGCCCGGACGAAAGTGCTGTTTCCCAAGGTTGGAGGGAAGTTTAATGAGCAAAAGAGCATGTGGACTATGGCAAATGGAGCCAGGCTGTACTTTGCACATCTGGAACGTGACAGCGATGCTGAGAACTATCAGGGGTGGAACCTGACGCGGCTTTATGTGGAGGAGGCGACGAATTTTCCCAATCCCAGTCCCATTATGAAGCTGAAGGCTTGTCTTCGGTCTGGCGTTGGGGTTCCGGTGGGGATGAGGCTGACAGGAAACCCAGGCGGGCCGGGGCATAAGTGGGTCAAGGAGCGGTATATTGATCCGGCTCCGGAAGGCTATAAGGTCATTCGGGAATCTGAGGATATTGAGGTCGGGGGCGAAATGGTTCACGTGGAGCTTGACCGAGTGTTCATCCCGGCGAAGTTGACGGACAACCAGATGTTGTTGCGGAGCAATCCGGCGTATGTGTTGCAACTGAGGAGTGTTGGATCGGAGGCGCTGGTTCGGGCTTGGTTGAATGGGGACTGGAGTATTATTGATGGGGTATTCTTTGATTGCTTTTCTTATAGCCAGCATGTGCTGGATCGAACCTGGGCCGCTAAGATTCCTGCCGGGGCGCATTGCTTCCGGGCCATGGATTGGGGCAGCGCTCGGCCTTTCTGTGTGGGATGGTATGCACTTTCTGATGGTAGTTGGGGCTTACCTGAAGGGGCTTTGCTGAAATATCGGGAGTGGTACGGGGCTTCTGGGCCGAACAAAGGACTGAAGATGGAGGTTGAGGGGGTTGCAGCAGGGATACTTCAGCGTGAGACTGAAGATCGGTTGACGTTGTGGAATTGTGTGGCGGATGGACAGATATTTGCGAGGGATGGCGGTCCCAGTATTGGGGAGAGGTTTGCTGCGGCTGGAGTGACTTGGCGGCGGGCGGATAAAGAGCGGTTGGCGGGTTGGCAGGAGGTTCGTAACCGGCTGATTGGGAATGAGGCTGGACCGGGGCTTTTTCTGCTGGATTGTTGTGAGGCGACCATTGACCAGTTGCAGACTTGTCAGCATGAGGATCTTAACTCTGAGGACCTTGATACCGATGCTGAGGATCATGCGCTTGATGAGCTGCGTTATGCTTGTATGAGTCGGCCACGGACGGAGCGGCTGATTGAGAAGAAGCCGGAAAGGCTGGTGCTGCCGCCTTGGAGTGTTACGTTTAACCAGGTGCTTAAGATGAATACTGAACGATCAAAACGGGAAAAACGCGAATGGGCCTGAATACACTGAATGGGGCGCGTAGCGCCGGGGCTGGGGAAGAATCCCTTGCGGCAGTGGATCGGAAGGATCTGTATGATCACTGGTATGGGCGCATTTTGCGGGAGAAGGCTCGGCCAGAGTATAAGAGCTGGATCGAAACCGGGCGGAAATTGAGAGATCTGTATGAATGTCAAAGCGAGAATACCTCAGCCTTCAATATCCTTGAGAGTAATACGGAAGTGCTGTTGCCGGCGCTTCTTGGTGAGTGCCCAAAACCGCTTGTTAAAAAGCGCTTTACGGAAGCTGATGCTGTGGGGTCAGCTGCAGGGGAGGTTCTTCAAAAGACGCTCAGGACACTTCAGGATCAAAATGCGGGGGACGTGGACGAGTTTGAAATACTTATGCAGGATGCCGTACTGGCGGCACTTGTACCGGGAAGAGGAGCTACCTGCTTTCATTATCAAGCCAAGATCTCCAAGGAGGCTGAAAGGGATGAGGCTGGCGCGGAATTGGAGATTAACGAAGCAGAAGAACCGAAAGAGAGGATTGAATGGGAGACGATTGTTGGGGAGAATATCGAGTTTGATCGGCTGATTGTGCCTCCAGCTAGGCACTGGGGAAAAGTGGCTTGGATTGCTTACGAGTTCCGGATGAATCGGGAAGAGTTGAGGGACAACTTTGGAACTGCGATTGCAGAAAAGGTGGAGCTGGTTGCTGACGAAGATGGGAGGAGATCTTCCAGCCAGAGTGCGCTGGCGGCGAATGTTTGGCAGGTGTGGGACAAAACGCATAGGCAGGTTGTATATCTGAGTGATGGGTACTCGGAGGGGCTGCTGAGGGTGGATGAAGATCCGCTGGGGTTGGAGGGATTTTTCAATATTCCGAAGCCATTGCAGTTGGTGAAGGTGCTTACGCCGGGGCGGGTAGTTCCGCTTTACGAAGTTTATCGGAAGCAGGCGCAGGAGTTGAATGCGATTTGTGAGAGGATTCTGAAGGTAACGAGGATGCTGAGAGTCCGGGGCGCATATGATGGGAAGTTCCATCAGCTGTCGAATATCCTGGATTCGGAAGATGGGTATATGACTCCTATTGACGGGTTTGGGGAATTGGCGCAGGGAAGGGCGGGGCTGGATTCGGCACTCTGGTTGGTACCGGTTGAGAAGCTTGTGGTTGTGCTGCAACAACTTTATGTGCAGAGGGAACAATGTAAGAATATGATTTATGAGCTGACGGGGATTTCGGATATTCTGCGGGGGGTGAGCCGGGCGAGTGAGACGCTTGGGGCACAGCAGATGAAAGGACAAAGCTCGACGGTTAGGTTGGGGAGGATGCAGAAGGAGGTTGCCCGGTATGCGAGGGATTGTCTGAGGTTGATGAGCGAAATTGCGGCGAAACGTTTCTCGCAGGAGACTTGGGCGCTTTATTCTGAGGTGGAACTGCCGACGGAGGCGAAGAAGAGGGAAGTTTTGGGGCAGATGCAAGGGCAATTACAGCAGTTGCAGATGCAAGCGCAGCAAAATCCGCAAGCTGGACAGATGCTGCAACAGGCTCAACAGAAGTTGGTTGAGATTGCTGGGATGCCGAGTTGGGAGGATGTGCTGAAGTTACTGGGGGCGGACTTTACGAGGCAACTTCGCATAGATATTGAAACAGATTCGACACTGGATATTTCTGCGACTGAGGATAAGCAGAATGTCGGGGAGTTTTTGAATGCGATGGGGCAGTTTTTGAATGGGATTATGCCGCTGATGCAGCAGGGGTTGCTGCCGTTTGAGGCTGTTAAGGCGATGATGCTGGCTACGGTTGGGAAGTTTCGGTTTTCTGAGGATGTTGAGAAAGAATTGGAAAAGTTGCAGGCTCCGCCGCCGAAGGAAGAGAAGCCCGATCCGGCGCAGATGGCCAAGGCACAGACTGAGCAGATTAAGGCACAGGGTTTGCAGGCCAAAACTCAGGGTGAAGCTCAGTTGATGCAGATGACGCTGCAAATGAAGCAAATGGATATGCAGGCGAAGGCTCAGGATGCTCAACTGAAGCAGGTTGAGGGACAATTGAGGATGGCCGAATTACAGGCCAAGGGGCAGTTGCTGCAGCAAAAGGGGGCTGTTGAGCAGGTAAAGATTAGTCTGGATGGGGCGAAGGCGATGGGGGAGTTGGAGGTTGCGAAACAGAAACATGAGTTAGAGTTGGCAAAGATGGAGGCTGGGATGATTGCAGCGGAACATAAGGCTACTCTTGAGGGGGGAATTTGAAATGAGGCTGCCACATGAGAGGCTGGATGAACTTGAATACCAGATGAGATTGGTTTCTGTTGCTCTTGTGTTGGTGGAGGTTGTTTTTCTTGTGCTGATCTGGGTGATGCTGTGGAAAGAGGCTGTTTTATAGATCCGAAGGGGCCTGGGGCAAAGCAACCCCCAGGGGGGCAGAAAGTGCTGCTGTTGACGGAAATGGGGGTTGCTGTTATAGGGATGTGGGGGGAAGGTTTTGCGGGCTGGAGTCCGTTGCCGGATGTTCCAGAGAGTATTAAACGAAGGCGTGATGGGGGGCAAAGAAATGCCAATTTATAGTTACCAGTGTGGGTGCGGAAAGCAGAAAGAGGTTGTCAAAAGGGTTGCAGAACTGGATAGGGAAGAGCGCTGCTGTTGTGGGGGTTTGATGAAGAGGGTGATTGTCTGGGCGCCGAATGTGAGGGGGGATTATCCTGGGTATGCGTGTCCGATAACAGGGCGCTGGATTGAGGGACGGAAGGCACATCAGGAGAATCTCGAAAGGCATGGTTGTCGGGTGCTGGAAAAGGGCGAAACAGAGGATCAGAAGAGGCGTCTGGCTGAGGCGGATAGGAAGCTGGAGGCTGCGCTTGGGGATACAGTTGGGGAACTAATTGCTGCGATGCCGGCAGAAAAGGTATCAAGGATGGCTGAGGTGGCAGGGAAGTTGGATTTTGGAATAGAGAGAGGGACGCTGTAATAGGGTGCGAAATAGGTAAACCGATTGTGAACGCTAACTAAGAGAACAAGTTATGAATACTACTGTCGAAAATGATGAACGATTAGCTGGATTGGAAGCAGAACTGGAAAAAGCCTTTGGGGTGGAGGGGGAGGACTTGAATCCTCCCATGCCAAAGGAAGAATTATCTGAAGTTGAATCGCCTGCGCCTGAGCCGCCGCCGTTGCCGCCGCTGGGTGTGCCAGATACGTGGACGAAGGAGGCGGCGGCGGAGTGGGATAAGCTGCCGAGAAGGATTCAAGAGGAGGCATTGAAAAGGGAGAGTGAAATTCGGAATGGGTTTGAGCAGATTCGGGGGACGAAGGAGCTTGCGGAGTTTGGGACGAAGTTTGCGGGGGCGCTGAAGCCGTTTGCGGCGGATTTGACAGCGATGGAAGTGAATCCAGTGAGGGTGGTGGAGAGTTTACTGAAGAGCCACTTTGAGTTGGCGAAGGCAAGCCCGGAACAAAAGGTGGGGATGTTTTTGCGGTTGGCGGCTGATTATGGGGTGACGTTGGCGCAGGGGGCTGATGGGAAAGTGGGGCTGAAGGCTGATCCGGTTGTTGGACAATTGCAAACTGAGTTGAAGGTTGTAAAATCATATTTAGCTGAAATCGCTAAATCAAAAGATGTGGAGCGACACCAGGAAGCGATGAAGCAAGTTCAGGAGTTCTCAGCTAACCCGGAACATAAGTACTTTGGACAAGTACAGAATTTGATGACCCGCCTGATTCAAGGTGGACAAGCACAGGGATTGAAAGATGCGTATGAGAAAGCCTGTTGGCTGGAACCTTCCGTAAGAACAGCTCTTGTGGCTGATATGACGGTGGGGACGAAGGCTGGTGAGGTAGAGGCGCAGAGAGTGAAAGCCGCAAAGGCTGCATCAATTAGTCGGGTAAAGTCGAACGATAGTACTGGTGGGAGCGTAGCGGCTCCGGTTGGTAGTATCGAAGAGACTTTGAGGGAAGAGTTGCAGAGGCTTCGGGCTTAAGTTTGCTCGGCGCACTCGCGTTTAATCTTTTGTAGGAGAATCTAAAATGGCCGCTCCAGGCTCTCCCTTAGTTACAGACTTCTCGATGCTGGCCTCCACGACCTGGAGGAAGCATGGGAAGAAGATTCAAGATAATCTCTCGGCACATAACCCGTTGCTCAATGCCATTGACCGAAAGGGTCTGAAGCGTGTTGAGAATGGTGGACTGAGCATTGTGGTTCCACTGGACTATCAGGCCAATGGCACGTACCAACGCTATTCTGGTTATGATACACTGAACATTTCCGCTTCGGATGTGATTACCAGTGCTGAGTTTCAGTGGCGGAGCATCGCGCTGAACATTGTGGCATCGGGGCAGGAACTTCGCATCAATAATGGCGATTCGGCGTTCATTAACTTAATGAAGGCGAAGATTGTCAATGCACAGCGAACGGCGAGAAATAACTTCTCGGCAGATATCTGGTCGGATGGGACTTTGCCAAATCAGATCAATGGTTTGCAGGCATTAGTGCCAGATACCAATACGGCTGGGACGGTTGGGCAAATTAACTGCGCGACTTGGCCTTTCTGGCAGACAAAGACCTCGAAGAGGAGTGCCCCGCTGGGAACTGGGGTCATTACGACGTTGGACAGTACGACCATTGAACGGGCCTTCAGGGGTCTGTATACGGCGCTGGTAAGAGGCGACGATATGGTGGATCTGATTGTTGCGGATCAATTGCTGTTCAATACGTTTGAGGATTCGCAGGTTAGTCTGAAGCGGTATGTCGATGACAAGAGTGCGCAGGCCGGTTTCCTGAAGTTGCGGTTCAAGAATGCAGAAGTGATTTTTGAAGGGTCTGCGAACATTCCGCCCAACCATGCGTATTTCCTGAATACTGACTACTTTGAACTGGTTGTGCATAGTCAGGCTGACTGGACGGAAAATGCCGAGATCAAGCCCTATAACATGGATGCGGCAGTTGTACCGATTCTGTGGATGGGCAATTTGGTGGTGAAGAACCGCAGCCTGCAAGGTGTGTTCATTTCGGATTAAGCTGGCGCAAAAATCCCCCCTGCCAAGGATGGCCTTTTTCCTTTTTTGGTGCTTGCACCTGGAGAACTAAGATGCCAAGAGTTATTATTCCTGAGAGAGGGATCAATTCCAGTATTCTGGTGTTGGCTCCTGATACCGTGCGGCAATATGCCGATGGTGAGATTCTGCCGTTCCAAGATATGTACTGGGGCGGTGGTGAAATGATTTATGCGCAGGCTGCTGGTACGATCAACCCCTTTGAGTTGGTGCAGTTTGCTCCGAGTTTTGACAGCACGAACAAGCGCTGGATTTACTCGGCTGCGGCGGCTCCGGTAACTGCCAACCAAGGCAAGCCTATTGGGGTGTATGCGGGCTGGTCGGCTATTGCCAGCGGGCAATGGGGTTGGTTCCAAGTAGGGGGTCTGACTCCTGTCAAGAGCTTTGCGTCGATTGCGGCGGATACTGGGTTCAGTAAGTCCGGTGCGACGGCGGGTTTGGCTGTGGCTGAGGCGGCGGGTACACAGATTGTGAATGCCCGAATTGTGGCTCCGGCAACAACCACTGTTGTACTGACTGGGTATCTGACGAATGCGTCCAATGTTGTAAGGGTTCCGTCCGGGCAGGCTGATGGCTGGTTTCCTGGGATTACGGTTACTGGCACTGGTATCCCGGCGAGTACGACGGTAAGTAAGATTAGCCCGGATGGTACGCAGGTAACGCTGAGTAATCCGGCTACGGCCAACGGGGCGAATAGTCTGACTGGGACCTATACGACAGGTTCGGTGTACTATAATGTGGCGCATCTGAATCGTCCGTTCAGTCAGGGCCGGATTACCTAAGGTTTCCTTGGGAGGCGTTTGGGCCAGACTTCGTAAGGAGCTGGCCCTTCTTTTTAACTTAGTGGCGCGAAGCGTCTGGGGGTTGTTATGTTGGGGACAGGTGTTGATCCAAATAGTGTGAGACCGCCGCATCTGCGGTTTGAACTGGAAGAGGCTGAGGATCGGGCGGCTTCGGAAGAGGCTGGGCACTACGTAGGCCGGGATGTGGAGATGGTTTATATTACTCCGCATGGAAGTAAGGATGAGATTCCGAGGGAACCGAAGCCATGGCTGGAGAGGTGTGCTGTGGATGTGAGGGAAGGGCGGCTTGATCCGCAGTGGCTGGAACATTATCGGTTGGCTTATAAGAACTGGAAGGAGGGTTTGGAGCCGCCGGTTGCAGGGACGGATATTAAGCTGGCGGGGTTCCTGACGCCCCGGCAGCTGAAGATGCTGATTGGGCTGAATGTGCGGAGCGTGGAAGAGTTGGCAGGAGCCTCAGACCAAGTGTTGTTTGCGATTGGTGCTGAGGGTCGATTACTGCAAGGTAAGGCCAAGACCTGGTTGAGTGCTGAGTCGGGAACGGGGCGGGTTGTGGCGCAGATGGGGGAACTTACACTGAGGCTGGAGGGTTTGGAAGAGTCCTTGAAAGAGAAAGATGCGACGATTCTGAGGTTGACGCAACAAGTTAAGGTGCTTGAGGCGGAAAAGCCTGCCGAACTTAAGAGGGCGTAAAAATGCAAACAGTCCTGCAAATTGTACAAGATGTCTGCGCGAGAAGGGGTCTGCCGGTTCCGACCAGTGTGGTTAATAGTCGGGATTCACAGATTGTTCAAATGGTAGGACTGTTGCAGACGGTTCTTAATGAACTTGTGAGGGATTATCAGTGGGAAGCGTTGACTTATGAGGCGACGTTTACTACGGTGCTGGGGGAAGATCAGGGGGCTATGGTGACGCTGGCTCCGAACGGCTTCGTTAAAGTGATTACTTCGACGTTCTTTAATCGGACGCGGCGGATTCCGTTTTACGGGCCGCTGGATGAGAGGCAGTGGCAGCAGCTTAAGACGTTGCCTAATCCTGGGCCTTATTACAGGTTCCGTATCCGGGGCGGGCGGATGTTGTTTACGCCACCGGGAGTTGCTGGGGAGAGCTGTGCGTTTGAGTATAGCAGTGACTGGGTATTGGCCGCTGATAGTACGTTGGCGACGAAGTATGCCCGGCTGGTGGCAGATACGGATGTTGTGCTGTTGGATGGAACGATGGTGGGGCTGGGACTGGAGACTTACTGGCTGAAGGCGAAAGGGCAGGATTGGAGTGCTGAGTGGAGGCTCTGGCAGAATGCACTGGATGAGGCAAAGGGGCGGGATGCGAGTAAGGCGGTGTTGAGTTTGGATGGGCCGAGTAATACGATTCAGCCGGGTGTGTTTGTTCCGGCAGGGAGTTGGTTCTGATGGCTGAGCAGGCACGGGATGTTCATTTTCGGGTTCCACTGGCTGGGTGGAATACTAGGGATGGGCTGGCGGTTATGAATGACGACCCGCAGAGGGCTTACTGTCCGTTGATGGAAAACTGGATTCCAGGTATTAGTAGTTTGGTGAGTCGGAATGGTACTTCGACCTGGGCGACAGGGTTGGATGGGAACTGCAAGGCTCTTGCTACGTACAATGCGAGTAGCTCGAAACTGTTTGCATTTACGGATGCGAAGATCTGGGATGTAACTTCAACTGGGGCTGCTTCAGATACGGGGCAGACCCTGACGTCGGGGAAAGTTCGTGCAATCAATTTCAGCGCTGCAAATATACAGTACCTGTATTGCTGTAATGGGGTGGACAAACCTAGACTTTACAATGGCAGTGCTTGGGTTGCTGTGGATGGGGTTTCTAGTCCTAGCCTTGCTTTTCCAGGAGGCTCTGGGTTTGTCACGAGCAATATTCGCTGCATTAAGGAGCACCAAACCCGACTCTGGTTTTTGGTTACTTCTGGGCTTAGTGCTTTCTATCTCGATGTTGCTAGTGTGGGTGGTACATTGACTGAGTTTCCGATGGGGAGTATTTTTCGCCGGGGCGGGTATCTGGTGGATATGGAAACCTGGACGGTGGATGGGGGTTCTGGTACAGGGGATTATTTTGCATTTTTGACGAGTGAAGGAGAAGTTGCAATTTATTCTGGGTATGATCCAACGCAGGCGAGTACCTGGGGATGGCTTGGAGTGTTTTTTGTGGGGAGGCCGGTTGGGGATAGGCCGCTCAAGCGTTATGGGGGGGAAGTCATTGTACTGACGATGAATGGGATTGGGCAGCTTAGTCAGCTGCTCTCGACGGCGGAAACCAATAGCTCTAAAGGGATGCTAAGTGATGCCATTAATAAGAGTTTTGCTCAGGCTACAACTTTGTATGGGGCAAACTATGGATGGACGATCTTGGAGTGCCCGAAAGAGAATTTACTGTTTGTGAATATTCCGCTTTCGGCTTCGACCAGCGAACAATATGTTATGTATACGCTGACAGGGGCGTGGACTCGATTTACTGGGCTGAATGCTTCTTGCTGGGAATTGCTGGGGGATACAGCTTATTTTGGGACTGGAACAAATGTCTGTCGGTATGAAACTGATGGTGCGGTAATTCAGGACTCGGGGATTTCATTTCGACTGTTTCTGAGGTTTGCTTATGCGTATCTGGGAACAAAGAGCCGAAAGAAACAGCTTACGTTTTTGAGGCCAACATTGCGGCTGACTACGAAGACAGCTAGGCTTTATGAAATGGCTTCGTTGGTTTGGGGAGTGGATGTGGATTTTGCTGATACCCCGAATAGAACTGTTGTGGATGAGGTTCCATTGATCTGGGCCAATACGATTGATGTGGGGACTGTTGATAGTATGGTGATTGGGGCGAAGGAATTGCTGATGCAGACGCCGCATTCAGTGGCTTGCTGGCCGGGGCTGTGCTTTGCGCCAGAAATGGAGGTTTATCCGCAGGGAAGTCGATGGGAATTTATGGGGCTGGAAGGTCAAGCCCTTCGTGGTTCATTTTTATAAGAGGGTAGTTTAATGGCACTTAATCTTCCATCAGCACTTGTTGCTGCTTTGATGGCCCAACAGAATGCTGTTCCCAGAACTGGGCAGGCCGTTAATCCATCTGGTGGTTCTATATCTACAGAACTGGCTCCAGGGACAACCTCTGATTCGGCCTCCGCTCCAGTGCCAGACCCGTCAAAATTGACTGGGACTATTGGAACAATGCTGAAACAGGCATTGGCGTCTGGTAATCAAGCTCGTCTGGAGCAAATTGTACAAAGCTATGGATCTTTGCCAGAGTTTATTCAGGGAAATTATGTACAATATCTGCCGCAGGCTATGCAGCAAAATATCCTAGATCAGGTACAAACGCAGCAGACGGCGGATGCCGCGAAGCAACAGGCTGCGGCATTAGCTGCGCAGAAGCCAAGTTTTGCTGATAATGCAAATATGGCAAGGCAAAATGGATTGACCTGGACGCAGGCTGATCAGGATGCTCAGGAAGTGGGAGCGCCTGTAGGGTTTAAGTCGGTGCAGGCTCAGACTGATTATACTAATATGTTGAAGGGGGCAATTGCACCTGCGGGAGTTAATCAGCATACTTTCAGTGCCCTTAGTTCGGCGCTGAAGAGTGCTTCGGACAACCCATCCAGTAATTATTATGCGGGGATTAAGAATGCCTTAAGCACTTTGCCGGCAAATCCAACTGTGGATGAGCAAGCTACTATAAAGCAGACATTGGAGGCGAGTGCTGCCAGGGCTATACAAGGTGGGGCTGATCCTCAAGTAGTAGCTAAGGCTTTGACCTCGGGGCTTGGCCAAAACCTTATGGCCTCATCTAGGCCAGCTGCTTTGTTGTCGGCTTATTCGCAAGTGCAGCTGAATGGGCAGCAGATTCTGCCATTGAATCCTCAAACCGCTTTGATAAAAGGAAATGGGCCAGATTCCTGGACTTTAAGTCCAACTGGATATCAACAATTGGGGCAGCTTGCCCAACAGACTGGAAACACTCAATTTCAGAATGCTGTTATTTCCTCTTATCAATCTGCGGATTCACTTCTTTCTGCGGGAGGAAGTTCTTTTAGTTCTGGGTGGTTAAATTCCCCTGTCAAGTTGAATGATGTTAGGGCTGCGGTAAATCCCAACGATCCAAATCTTAATACTGGAAGTCAGTCAACGATTGATGCGATTAGGACAGTGGGGAGTGCGTTAAATCAGCAAACTACGGGGACACTTTCAGCGAGCGATCAATTGGCCCAGGCTTTGTCTGTGTTACAAGGGGGGACGACTGCGCCAGCGGCAAGTTCCTATGGGGCGGGAGCTGCGTCTGGAGCTACGACACCGGCTGCGTCTGGAACTGGGGCAACTTCGGGGGGAAGTCTTGCGAGTAAAGCAGATTATCCGAATCTGTGGAATGCTAATGGCCAATGGATTGGGAGTACGCAGACAAATGATAACCCTTATGATCCTGTCACTAATCCGTTTGGGATGATGTCTTCTGGGCCATTGGATAAGGCTTCTGTAAGTGTGACTCATGGTGCTCCAGTTGCAACATATAATCCGGCGACAGGAACTTGGACTGGGAGTATTCCAGATTCCAATAATTTGGCGGATTCCGTCAATAGGCAGAATCAAGATAATCTGGCAACTGCCATGGCTAATGCTGGCATGGTTCAAACTGGGCCATTGTTCGGATTAACAGCAGCTAATGCTACAGCTGCTATGGGAGGAACGGGAGGAGTAAGTTCTTATAGTGGAAGTTCTGGTGGGGGCACTGGTACGGGTAGTGGGGTTAATACAAGTACCGGGGTTCCGGTAGCACAGGCGCAGACTGGGTTGGGTGGGGGGCCGGGTACTACGTATTCTGAGACTGCTAATGGAGCACTTCCAGCCCCGTTCGATATTGCCAATGCTCAGACGAATAATGCAGCAGCCCAGAGTTTAGCGGATGCTTATTCAGCGCAGATGCAACATGCGCTGAATAATCCTAATCAAATTACACCACTGGGTAATTTAACATATAGGAACACGGGAACAGAAGCAAATCCAATTTGGACAGCAATTTCGAGTAATGCTAAGGCTGATCAGGATCGAGCATTGGCTGGAACATTGGCTGGTCAAGCTAATGTTAGTCAGTTATATCAGAATAGCCTAAATCCGGCTTTGGCAGCTGGGTTAGGGGCATCTCAGGCCGCTTTGGAAAATGCTGTAATGGCACCTGGAGTCACAAATTATGATGTGATGAGCCAGGATAACATAAATGCAGCTGCTGGACGATTGCCCACCGCTGGTGGGAATTACATGGACCCGGCTACTCTCCAAAAACCAACTGCTGGTGGGAATTACATTAATCCGGCTAACTTGCAGATGCCAATCGCAGGAGGATCTTATCTTGATCCGACTGCAATGAAGTTGCCAGAGGCGGGAGGGTCTTACACTGATCCGACCACTATGCAGATGCCAACGGCTGGGGGATCTTATACTGATCCAAAGTCGTTGCAAATGCCGACAGCCGGTGGATCGTATATTGATCCAACTTCGTTGCAGATGCCGATTGTGGGAGGCTCCTATCGTGACCCGAATGCAATGCAATTGCCGACAGCTGGAGGGAATTACCTCGATCCGACTGCTATGCCGTTGCCTACTGCGGGCGGCAACTACATTGATCCGACCACGTTGCAGTTGCCAAATGCCGGAGGAAGTTATCTTGATCCGACGAAGGTTCAAGGCTATGCCGACCAGAATAACCCCACGAATAATCTGAGCGATTTCTCCAAGGTTATGACGCAGGCCCAGAACGCGGTCTATGAAAATTTTACAAACTTGATGGAACCTGGGTATCAGCAGCAGCATGAGCAGCTTCGGAGTCAGTTGCTGAATCAAGGTTTGCAGGAGGGAAGCGAAGCCTATCAGACTGCGATGGATAATCTTGCTAGGCAGCAGAATTATGCTAGGACGACCGCCGCAAACAATGCAGTATTGACTGGGAATCAGACTGGATTGGCGCAGGCGGCACAGTTGGCAGCAAACCAAGGACAGAGCTTTACGCAGCAAGCAAGTGCTTTGCAGCAAGCACTGACTGGGCAGCTTACAACGAATCAGCAAAACTTTGATCAAGGAAGTTCAAACTATCTGAATAGTTTACAGGGATTGAATTCGCAACTTGCGACGAATCAACAGAATTTTGCTCAAGGAAGTGCGAATTACCAGAACTACTTACAAGGACTGAATGCACAGCTTGCAACTAATCAACAAAACTTCAACCAGGGTACAACAAATTACCAAAGTTACTTACAAGGATTGGACTCGCAACTGGCAACCAATCAGCAAAACTTTGCTCAGGGTAATACAAATTACCAAAATAGTTTGCAGGCATTGGCAGCCCAACTCGCGATTAATCAGCAGAATTTTGCCCAGGGAAGTGCAAACTACCAGAACAGTCTACAAGGAATAAATACAGAACTCGGGATCAATCAACAGAACTTCGCTCAAGGTACGACAAACTATCAGAATAGTTTGGACGCATTGGCTGCAAAACTCGGGATCAATCAGCAGAATTTTGCCCAGGGTACGACAAATTACCAGAGTTATTTGCAGGGATTGGCGGCGCAACTCGAGGTTAATCAACAGAACTTCAATCAAGGAAGTACAAACTATCAGAATAGTTTGCAGGGGCTTAATGCACAACTTGCAACTAATCAACAAAACTTTACGCAGAACAATGCAAATTATCAAAACAGTTTGCAGGCACTGGCAGCTCAACTTGCTATAAATCAGCAAAACTTTACTCAAGGAAGTACGAATTACCAGAACCTTTACAATGCTTTAGTTGCACAAGGACAAGCTAACCAAGCAAATCAAGCAGCCAACCAAACTGCAAAATCGAGTACAGCTATTGCGGTTAATGCTGGATTGACACCATTGAGTAATTTGGCGACTACTGTAGCAGGATTGAGTGCTCCTACAATGCAAAACTTTGGTAATGGGACTGCTACTAATATAGCCCCAACGCAGATAACCACTGCAATGCAGAATCAAACAAATGCAGGGTTGAATAACAGTAATGCTTTAATCCAGGCACTTAATGAGCAACAGTACGGTAATACGTTGTATAATATTGATGCCAACGGTAATAGCTGGTTGAGTTGAGGAGAAGAGAATGAATACTCAAGAATATCAGGATTTAATACGATATGGAACACCTGATGATACTCCAGTTGATCCCATGGTTGCTGGTGGGGGATTGACACCCGAGTTGGCTTATGGGATGCAGCAAAGTTTGATGCCGCTTCTACTGAAAAAAGTTCTGGAAGACGACTCGACCGATTTTGGATCTTATAATCCAGCAGGCTATTACATTCCAAATAGCCCTGAGAGGGTTCAAGGGAAGAGGGCACAAAGGCAGCAGGCATTGGAAATGCTGAGGGGTTTGATGAAGGATATTAGGGGAGCCGGGGCTGGTGGATTGGCTGGAGGGCTTAATCCTAATAAAGTTTATCAGATGAACCCTGGGGATACATTAACAGTATGGAATCCTCAGACTAGACAATTTGAACGTGCTCCAGGGCAGTCTTCTGTTCCTTATGGACCAAAAGCTATTAATGGAAAGGAAGTTATTCACAATGCTGATGGTTCTGTTTCGATAAATGATTTACGTACTACTCCAGCAGAAGCATCCAGACTTGAGGAAGGTAAGGAAAGCCCTGGCTGGATTAAGACCGATCTGGAAAATATTCAGAAAGAGGAAGAGGTTGTTTTTCAAACTCAACAATCAGCTCGGACTATTATAGCGGCTGTGCAGAATCCCAGGGTTAGAGCATTGATGGGAACAGGGGCATCCCCGAAGATGTTTGTGGAGGGTCTTGCTGCGGCACTTAATCCAGATGCCCCGGCGGAAGCCCTCACCCAAGCCCAGATGCTTTATTCACAATTGATGGACGTAGCCGCAAACAAAATTAAGCTGTTTTCCCCGGCTTCTGATAAGGACGTTGAAATAGCAGCAAGGGCTTCTGTTGGTGATATGAGCTGGACACCTGATGCGATTTTGGGGGTTGCCCAGAGAGCACTTGAGCGGGCAGATGCTACAGCTGATGTTCTGGATGAACGGAGAAGAAGCGCCGAGACTCATCCCTATGCCGGAGAAATTCCAAAGATATATCCAAGGGTAAGGCAAATTGGACGCAAGAAGGAAGAAGTGATTCCAGCGGCTCCGGCGGCTCCGGCGGCTCCATCATTTGAAGAGTGGCTTCGGGCAAAGGGGCACATAAAATGAGTCCAGAAGAACAGAGACAACTTTATCAGCAGTATTTGCGGGAGACGCAACCTGAGTTGTATCAGCAATATCTGAGTGAGGTTTTACAAGATACTGCACCCGAGGCTCCCTCAGCCTGGATTCCTGATGGACCAAGGGCACTGGATGAAGACAATATCCCTTGGCAGATAGCTCGACTTCCGCTTAAGGCTGGAGGAAATTTGCTTGGTTTGGCTGCGGCGGCATTGACTGGAGCTGGGGAGAAGTTGACCGGCCACGATGCTTCTGAGATTGGTTTTCCTGAACCGAGTCGCTACCTTGGGTTGGCGGATGAGATTTTTGGGGTTCCAACCTCGGAGGGCGGGAAGATTGCTGACAGCTTAGGACAGGCATTGGTTCCGATTGGACAGGCTCCAACTCTTGTTGGCCTGTTGCGGCAAGCTGCTGGTTGGGCGGGAGCTGAGGGGGTTAGTAGGTTTCTTTTATCGGATAACTTCAAAAAAGAGCATCCAGCCTTGAGTATCGGGGCAATGCTGGGGGCTGGCTTGCTTGGTGGGGGTGGGGTGGGATTCCTGACCAACCGCATGGATGATCTGCCGGGGATTGAAAGCTCCATGGTTAAGAAGCTTCTTGGCTGGGATAAATCAGGAAAACCACTTCCGATGGGCAGCACAAAAGAACTTGATGTTAGAAGGGCTGCCCTGGAAGCTGAGTATGCGCGTGACCAGGGATATAATACAAATACTCTTCAAGCTCTTACCGGCGGGGAAATTCGACGGAATGTAGGAAATCTGGCGGGGGACTTTGACGCTGGATTGGGGTTGAGGGCACAGGCCCAGCAAAACGTAGACCAACTTGGATTGGATTTTGAGGACTTCTGGAGAGGGTTGGCTGATACTGGGGACAGGAGAATGACGGCGCAACGGTTGGCTGCTGCTTTGGATGACTGGCCGCATGTCTTGCGGGAGGATGCAAATGTCCCGCTGGAAGTGTTGGCTTACAAAGACCCGAATTTTAATCCTGCGGTTCCACTTTCAAAGTATGTTAATGTTTGGAAGAGGGCGTTTGCACCGGAGGTTTTAGGAGGCGAACCTCGGACACCACAGGCAGTTGATCTGCTCAAGGAGATCGAGTCTAAGGTACTTGAGATGGAAAAGCAGCTTCAACCCTATAAGAAATACAGTCCTGCTACAATGACAGAACAGGTCATCAATCCTGATCCCGAGGTTGCACTGAAAGAAGCTGTTACTGATCTCTGGAGAACCTTTGGTCGAAAGGACTCAGGCGGGAATGACATCTATACAGGAGCTGAAGTTGGTCGTATTCGGCAAGCTGTGGATGCCGGTCATGATGCGCTTGATCCAGCTTTTGCAAGACGTAATGCCGCCTATCAGCAATATATGCGAGATGTGGTAGACCCAGTGGAAGTTCTAACTAAGGGGATGACCGCTGCGGACACAAATCAACAAGCAGGGCTTGGGGTTTTTACACTTCTTCAGCAGGGCGGAAACTCCGATATGGATCTCGGAAAGTTAAAACCTGCCCTAGAGTACGCGGCAGCAAAAGACCCAGAACTAATGCAAGGGCTGCTTAAGGAGCATCTACGAAATACAGCAGATAGGCTCTTGCTCAACAGTAAGGAACAGCTTAGTAATCCTGCAGAAGATCTTATGAAAGTTCTTGGGCTTCTTGATCCCAGGGGGAATCCAGAAACATCAGCAGCTAGAATGACAAGCTTGCTTGCGAAACTTAGTGGCCAACCAAAAGTTGTTGAGGATTTACAGCGTTTGCAGGAACTGGCACCTTTGGTTGACAAGGCTCCGTTGGTTCGAGGGATTGAACATGTTGCGCCGGGATCGAAGGAGTTCAAGGCCAGTGCTCCGCTTGCTGCTACAGGAATTGCCCCTTTCTGGATAGCTAGACATGGGCTACAGTATTTACAGGGACTCTTCGAGAAGGAAGCATTGGGAAATGTTGCCAGACTCGTGGAAGATCCAGACAATTTGGAAAAACTACTGAAACTGGCTAAACACGATACAAGACTGCTGCATGATCCAATGGTTCGGCGAGCACTGGGGCAAGGCCTTCTGGGAGCGGCGATGGCAGAAAAACACTGACATTGTGTGCGGAATCGGTAAACCTAATGTGAACACAATTTAATCTGGAGAATCCTATGCCTTTCACTTCCAATGGTGTCTATACACCCCCAATCACCGCATTGTATCCGGCCCAATCCGGGGCAATCATAACGGCGGCGGATTTGCAAAGCCTATTGGGCGACATGATTACAGCCCTTGGTCAATGTCAACTCCGTTCGCAAGTAGCTCCGGCGGCTGGTCCGCTTAACATGAATACCTTCAAAGTCAGTAATGCTGCAAACGCGACAGGGCCAAATGATTTAACTACCCTTAGTCAAGTACAGGCCTTGATTGCGGCTGCCCCGGGCACGACTGGAGCCTATTTGCCGCTGGCTCCAGCTGCTGGTGTCAGTGACCAAATGCAAGGACTCTTCAAACTCTACAGTACAAATGCTTCTGCGGACTATCACCCTGTCCCACTTATACAGCTGTTGACACTGCTGGCTAATAAGGTTGATACGGTTACAGCCTCAACACTTAGCTCCGTTCTGACATTTACTTCAGGTGGAAAGATTATCCTGGATCATAACGCCGTACTGGCAATGGAACCAGTAACCAAGCAGCAATTTGATGCAGGGGTAGCAGGGGCAACAGTTGTTATAAAGGAACTTGTCTTCACGACAACGGGCGGCTACCAAGGCGGCTACTTGACAATAGGAACTGGAGTAGCAGCTGCTGATTGTTTCTGCGTCCAATGGGGCCAGCAAGCATTGGCCGCAGCTTCCTATAACCAAACTATAACTTGGCATGCAGCATTTAAGGCAGGGGTTATTCCGGTAGTTGCGCCCTGGGCCAGCTTCAACGGCACAGGAGCCTATAGACATTTTCTAGCTGAGACTTATTCGGCCCTTCAAACCAATACAACTTGTAATATCATAGTACAGGAAGAAGCCTCGGGAAGTTTCGGAACCCCGACACATAACTTCAGTCTTAATTGGATTGCTGTCGGGAAACGGTTCGTATGACGCGGGGCGGGGCGGGGGCGGTAGGGTAGTAGCGGGTAGGCCGGACGGGGCGCGGGACGGGGCATTACGGCCCGGATTTGGGCCATGCCCCGCGCCGGTTTTGGGTCATTGCCGGACGAACCGCAACAACATTTTCCCTCCTTGGTTAACCTGCTGGATTTGCCCGCTCATTACCAGTCCCAGTACAGCATCTTCAAATTTGCTGACGGAAGGGAAAAACTGGTGCATCACCTTATAAGCCAGAGTGTAGTCAACCTCACCCTTGGCTTCGACAAACCTCAACAAACGCTCTACATGCTGCGAAAGTTCCGACCTCCCTACGTTGTTGAAAATCTTCGGCAAATCCCCTGCCGTATCCATCACCATCGCAGTGGCGGTTTCGAGGATCTCCCTCGTTAGGCGAAGATCGTCCCGTTGGGCTGCGCTTAGGATCATTGCGGTTTTAAACTGGTATGTTTGAAGTCTGGCAATGTGGGCCTTATGGCGCTCGTCGGAATGAACCCCGTTGACTTCCCAGAACTTCTCATACCATGCCTTGGCAAACTCTTTTGCCTGCCTATCAAGGGTAAATTGTCCTCGAAGGTTGTCATTGATGTACTGAAGGTCTTCGATCAGTCGGCGTTCAACATCTCGGATTTCTGGGTCTTCGTTCTCCCAGGGCAGAGCATTAAAATGGCGCTTCGCATTCCCATAGATAAACAAGCATCTTGAAGTAAACCCACCTGCGATGACCGATTCGGGCATATTGTCTTTAAGCCATCCAGGAGTTGTGCAACAAATAGCATTGAGCCAAGGATTCTCGATGCGCTCAATACCCTCGTATTTCGTCCCCTTTTCAAAAGACTTGCCATCCCATAGAGTAATAAGCATATCAACCATAGCACGATCAGTAGGATCAAGCAGATTACCAAGCTCAGAACTATCAATTGTAAGACAACTTTCATAAACTTCTTCTCCATTTACTGTGTCGATCAACTCTTTCGAGTCCGCAAACATTGAAACAAGAGCCTGCCATGTTACGACGGCAGGGCCAAAATTGACACCCTCAACCTTTCGCAGCAAATTCATCCCAATACCACTGGTAGTGGATTTCGAGATAATGCCGGGCGGAGCCACGAACACAATGTAGAAGTTGGGATACCATTTGAAGTGATGGCCCCCTACCCAAACCTTGCGTCGCAGCGTCCCAGCAATCGTGGAAATCCCTGTCCAGAAGTACATCCGAATCGGGGCTTCCAGTTCACTACTATAGTCGATGAAAGCATCAAGCCAGTTAGGAAAGTTACGCTTTTTCATAACTTGCCTTAACAGAAAAGGACTGCTTAGCACGACGTTCTTGAATCTGTCCGTAAGCCGTTGTTACACAAAAATCGCAAATCAAGGGTGATTGCTGCGGAGTAAGACTTTTTGGGGGGGCGATTAGCAAATTGACCTGGGCTTTTTGCCGCCCGCAAAAAGAACAGGATTGAATCGGACTAGGAATTTCAGACATGATTAGGTTCCATCAAAGTTGGAGGGTTGGTCTTCCCAGGAACATGGCTCAGGTTCATCATCAAGCTGCTCTGGGGATTCAGGTAGATCGAAGTCTTCCGGCAAAAGTCGGTCGAAGGATTCTTGTCGAAGAGGTCGAAGGGTTGAATAGGCTCGGATCATTTGCAATCTCCCCAAGAACGAGTTGAGGTTTTCATCCCGATAGGAATGACAAGCGGATCATCATAAGGCAGAACAATCCGGGACAGCTCCTCGATCCGAGCTTCAAGGTCTGTCCTGTCAAGCGGGTACTGAAAAACAAGACTGTCATGGACTTGAATCAGGAGTTCAACCAGCCCCTGAAGGTGGATATCAACTTCCATCAGAATATGGTTAATCAGGATAGCGATAGTGCTCTGGGGAATCCAGGCAGCCGCTTCCTTGAAACTCTTCTCAGTTATGTTGCCGAGCCAATGCCCACGGTAGCCCCAGATATTCTGTACAAAACCCTTCTCGGTTATGTCGCGGCGAATGCGTTCTTGGTAACGTTTTATTCCGGGGAACTTGTCAAAGTACCACTTCTGCGTCTTATCAACCTCATGAACCAGTAGTCCAAGGTTATGAGCAATTCCACTTGGAGTACCCATATAATGAGTACCATGCGCAAAACCCTTAAAGATTTTATATTCTTTATCATACTTGGTTAATCCTCGCTTGTGATAGTATTCTTCTGCTAATACCAAATAAGGATTTAACCCTTCCCGAAGGAGTTGCTTCATCTCAGTTACATCAGCCTCCCAGGTTACAATCCGAAGGTCAGCACTGGAAAGGTCAAGATCACCGATTTTGAAACCTGGATCAGCCAGAAAAAGTTTTCTGACATTGGGCAAGGCAAAAGTCTCGTCCTCCTCATCCCCAGATGGGATGTTCTGTTCATTAAGACCATCAGAAAAACCATCCTTAGAAGAACTGAAACGGTAGGTTGCCGTTCCCCCTATGTTAAATGAACAGCGTAAGCGGCCATCAGGACTACGGCGACTATCAACAAAAGTAGACTTAAATACACCAAGAGAGCGAACCTCTGCAATCCGCTTAAACAATGGAGTCAGAATGGGATTCTTGCGTCTAAGTGTTGAGAGTGCCTCATCATCCAGAGTAGGTTGATGGGTCTTGATATTGATTTCTTTTGGTAGATTCAGATCTCCATAAAAGAATTGCTGCATCTGCTTATTGCTTCGGATATTAAGCGGATGTCCACAAGCCCGGTTAATCCAGGATTCACGATCAGCTTTCAATTTTTCCAGATCCCCACTAAGTTGTAGTTGATATGGCTTGTCCTCTCTGACCCCTCGCTTCATCATCCGCTGAACAGGGTGATGCAAAGCAAGTTGGAAATTTACAACATCTGAGAGTTGAGGCCAACTACCACGGAGGTTGTAAATATAGCGTTGCTGTGCCTTGGCAATCTCCAATGTCCGGCAAGCATCCTTGCAGTTATATTCCCAACGTTGAGACTCTGGAATTTTCCAGTCAGCTTCTTGATTTTCGTCCTTCCAGTAAACATGATGCTCGCACCAAATGGAACTAAGGAAGCCCAGGTCTTTAGGACTCGTATTTAAGATGCAATGATGGGCAAGCATCGTATCCCAGGCCAGGGGCGGCACAAGTTTCCAGTGGAAATCCAGATACTGATTATCATAGGAGAAGTTCTGCCCATAGACTCGAACATTCGGCATAACCAACAGGTTCCGAAGCCACGCAACAATCTGAGTTTCCTCCTCCAAAGTCCAGTAATGCGTGGATTCCCGGGAACGACTTATCAGTGGAATACAGAGAGCTTCTGTAGATGACCAAGCCAAACCAATACAGTCTATGTGGCGGGATTTCGTCTCAATGTCAACCCCAAGCTCCAGAACTTCTGTCGAAGCTCGTTCGGCCAAGGCTTCCAGGATTTCCGTAACCTGTTCAAACGTCGGAGCAGCAGTTAAATCAAAAACTGGGGGTTTCCAATCCCCCTGACGAAGACTTAACCCATGAAAACGCTGAAGGTCGCGTTTAAAAACCCAGGTATTTTCCTTGGATTTTAGAAGGTAGTCCACACTGAAAGTGGGTATGACTGGAACTCCTCTACAAAGGTCACATTCCAGCAAAGACCCTCTCCATTTGAAAATTCCGCGTTCTCGGCAGAGAGCTTCGAAGACTGTTCCTCCAAGAGCAAGGATAACTGAAGGTTGGACTCGATCAATCTCCGCTTTAAGTCGGCTTGATTCGCCAGGTGTGAGAGGAAAGCTTGATTGTCCGGGGCCATAAGCGAATCTTCGTCCGCTTGCATAGTGGTATATGGGGTCTGCATCAGAAGCTCCTATTTCGCGTAAGTTGCGGAAAAGCAATGACCATTTGTTAGCACTGAAAGGGCCATTCCTGTCAGTGGAAGCTGGGCCATCAGCAATTATCATTGGGGGGCGGACTGAGGCGGGGATCATTCTCCCTCCAACAGCTTGTTAATAAGCTTTCTGCATTCGGCCTGGGCCAAGGGTTCAATCTCACTGCCGATTGCGCGAAGCTTAAGTTGGTGCGCAGCAGCAAAAATGGGACCGGAACCACAGAAAAAGTCCGCCACAAGATCGCCCGGCATTAGTTGGGATCGTTCCAACAGATTCCGATACGTTGCAACTGATTTCTTAGCTCCATGATCCGATTCTAGGAGTTCACCTTTCTCACTGACAATCCAATCGGGGCCAACCGTTTGAGGGCGACTGCCTTTATTGGCGAACAATAAATACTCAGTCTGGCGACGTGGCCCAAGATTCGGCAACGGAACTCGACCACCATCCTTTATAATAACTATCGGTGTCCGAAAAACTGCCCATCCCGCCAATGCAAACAAGGCTTTCAGTTTGGCAAAATTATCAATGTCACAAAAACAATAGAGGTGCGCTTGAGGTGCAGCTGCCGCAAAACTAAGTGGGGCAAACCGTTGCATCAATGCCTGGAAAGCCTCTGGACTATCATCATAAGCATGACTGATGTTTTCGTTCCTTCCCTCATTATCCCCGAACTTATGGGCATTGATTCCATAGGGAGGATCAATCAAAATAACCTTCGCCCCACCTTTAAGTTTAGGGTCATTCGAGGCAAACCAATCAGCCAGCAAATCAAAGCAACTCCCTTCAAACAGTTGCAAGTCGCTATCCTTAGCTTTGTACGTCAATCCTGCGAGTAACGCTTTGCCCTGACGCTCTTGGCGCTTGAGGATTTTAATGGCTTCGTCAACTGACTTTGCCTTGGCGACTTCTGGATTATCCAAGTGCTCGGCGACCAAAATTTCCTTTTTGGTTTGATCTCGATTCCAACCTTCAGCGGAACCTCTAACTTCTGTTGCAGTCTCATTGAGGGTGTGGTCGGGATTCTGGGCAATGCGGAGCTTATGCAAACGCGCAACAGCATCAGAACGCTCTTGCCAAGTGAGGTCAACACGCTTAAGATTTTCATCAAGTTCAATCTCCTCTGCCTGGATAAGTTCGAGTGGATTAGAATACTTATTAACGGGAATCAGTCCTGGGCCAAAAGGCTTTCCACCATAGCTGATCCGTTCACCCTCAGCAATAAGCTCAGCCATCGCACGAAAGCGGCGTTCCCCTGCCAGCAACACATTTCTACCATCAGGTAAAATATGAATACTGGGCGGATGCAAGATACCGTGCTGACGGATAGATTCTTTAAGTTCAGCCAGAGCCTGGGGATCAAAAATCCTCCGTTGACGGCCTTCAGCAATTACAACCTTGTCAATAGAAATGTATTTCATCGCGGGAGTTCCTGGGAAGTGGCCGTCCCTGGCCAAGAGTTGTTAAAGTGCTTCGACCGCTACCACGTCGATGGACTCGGCGGCTTGACCCTGAGCATTAGTGTAGGATCGGGGTTCCAGCGTAATGCGCCCCGCCCGCCCCAGCAGCATGTCGAACCTGAAATCCTGGCCGGGCTTGTTAAGCCCAAAGAGTTCGCGGAACTCCGCCAGTCTGCGATTATGGAACTTACGGGTATCAATCTGACCATTAAGCAGTTCAACGGGAACTCGTTGGACTGCAATGGCCCGGTCAAGACCCTCCGGCAGATCAGCCTCTACGTCCCAGTTAATTTGCAGATGGACACCATTGCCATCTTTCCAGAGCGGACTGAACGAAACCTTGTCGATAGTGGCTGGGTATTGGCCGGGTTCAAGTTGGAAGCTGTCGGTTGAGTTGGCTTCGGTGATGACGGTCGAAAGGAGCTGTTTGGGATCGAATGACATGATTATGGTTCTCAGGTTGGTTGGATTAAAAGGGGCAGTTTGCGCTGCCCCAGGATAAAGCAGGGTAAGTTAGAAACTACTCTTCTTCGGACTCTTCCTCCTCTTCTTCCTCGGACTCTTCTCCTTCCTCAGGCTCTTCAGCTTCACATTCTTCCTCAACCGCTTCGAGTTCAGAGGCTTCTTCTGTCAGGACTTCGTTTTCGCTCATGGTACTTTCTCTCTTGGTTATGGGCCTAAGCCCGGTTGGTGTGCGGAATAGGTTGCCCTAAAACGCACGGAATCTTAAACTTCCTGCCGCTTCTTCCACCGAGCAACAATCTGCCCAAAGTCTGGAGCCAAATCATTTCGTAGCGGAAGATTACGGGTCTTAGTGTCAGCGGAATCTGAAGCAGTGGCCCAACTAAACTTGTCACCCCGACGCTCAGCCAGGATCACGTCAGAATACTCTTGGTTCAGCTCACCATTGAGGGCTGTGCCAATCCCAGTCTTCGGGAACAACTTAACCCCACTGGCATTCGGATCAACCTCCCGGCTGACGTGGGCTATCATTATAACATGGGCGGGCCAACTTACAATCTCCCGAGTCAGAGCCATGAAATTTGCCTGCGCAAGCCCGTACTCTTTCATGTCTTTCAACATGGAGTTTCCAGCACACATTCGCATGGCGGCTTGACAGAGGCCCGATTGCCCATCAATTACAATGGCAGAGTCCGGCCCCAATTCCGACAGATCCCCAACGACAGTTCCGGTACGCTGGTCAACAAAGTTCGCCAGATGATCCAGAATCAGCTCAAAAGGATTCTCCTTGTCTTTGTTCATCCCGATTTGTGCGGACAGCGCCTTGAAACTAAGGCTTCCGACATCATGAGCGGATTTCTTAAGGGCAGCTAGCCCGGATTTACGCTTCTCCACCACACGCCAACTCAGATTAGCCGGAACCGGCTTCCCCTTGTCGCGCCAAAATCCCAGCAAGGCTTCAAGCCCCTGCTCAAGATCAAGATAGTAGACATGGATTCCAGCTTCGACCAGCGTTCCAATGCTGTGGGTCTTGCCCGTTCCAGCATAACCCATTAACAGGACTTTGGTTCCAGGCAGCACGAAGGCGGATTGAGGTTTCACAACATAAGAGTCAGACATTTTATTCTCCTTGATGGTTTTTTAACTTAAAATACAAATCGTTGACTTTATTACAATTCTCCCGGATAGCAACCCGGTTAATTGTGACTCCACCCACAATCTCTGCGTATGAAGTATACGCAGCAAGCTCTTTTGCTGCCTTGATAAGGGCATCTTGAAGTTCTTGCTTTGTATCAGTTGTTTCAGACATTCTAATTCTCCAAGGTTAGGTAAATTTCCGGCAGGAACACAAGGCGATCCTGCGCTCGGGTTATAGCGATATAGGTTAGGTTAAGTTCCTGCTGAAGTTCCTCCTCAGTTTTGGCAAATGGACTGGGTAAAGCTTCCGGGGCGAAGAACAACACGGTGGAAGCCTCTCGCCCTTTGGCCCCGTGGATGGTGGACAATTCAAGGCTGCTTTGGCGCTTGTTGGATGTGATTTCAGTCAGTACCTTAAGCGTCTCACTGGCCTTATCCAGGCTTCGAAGCCCAGCCGCAAGACTCTGGAACACATCAAAAAGCTGCTCCGCCCACTCCCGTTTGTTGAGGCTGAGGCGTTCCAAATGCTCTGGAAACGCTCCTTGAATCTGAGCCACGGTGGGTTCTTTCCTCTTGGCTGTCGAACCAACCGCCTTAAGCCAGAACCAGAGCCTCGTGTTGAGCTTATCAGTCACATAAGTAAAGGGTTGATTACGCCTCAACAGATTAAGCGCAATAGGAATGAGCTTAGCGTGGGTACGAGCCAGGACAAAGGTTCGCTGTGCCGGATCAACCAGCGTCGAGAGTCGTGTCGATTCCTCAACACGCAGAACCAATCCTTCCTGCTGCCAGTCCGGGGCCACAATATCCGAAACAATTCGCTGTGCCTGATCGACAATAGATCGTTTGCAGCGATACGTCGTCGGCATCGGGAGTACGGTTAAACCAAACCTTTTTACGAGTTCCTGGCAGGCATTCGGAGCTGCCCCCCGGAACCCATAAATAGATTGAAAGGGGTCGCCCACACAGACAAGCTGACTGGCTGGACTTAAAAGCCTGGCCAGCCACTCCATCTGGATAGGATTAAAGTCCTGGACTTCATCAGTAAACAGTCGGGTGAATTTCGGCAGTCTCCATCCATACTTGAGAGGAAAATAAAGCATCTCATCGAAGTCAATGATCTGCTCGGAGCTAAACAAATCCTGAGAAATCGAAAGGGTCTTCTGGATGATGGAAAACCAGTCTTTTGACTCCTCCCCCGGTTCCGGCAAGGGAAAATTTGCTGCCTCGATAAATTCTCTTATTACATCAGGGTCTTCAGTAAAATGGTTCCGTAAACCCCGGATTACATCCTCAACAGTCTCCTTCTCTTGCTCATTGAAATTCCCCTGCTCACGGATAATATCTCCAATCTTGCTGGACTTCACCTGGATCTTTTTATTAGGAACTTTCGGAAAGACCTGCAAGGCAAGGCTGTGGAGAGTGCTGGCCTTATGGAAACCGCTTGTACCCTGGAAAGCCTCCAGACGTTTGGTGAATTCATCAGCGATTTTACGATCAAATGCCACGATCCGAACGGGACTGTCAGCCTCTTTACAGGCTTCAATCAGGATGGTAGTTTTACCACTGCCTGCTCGGGCTTCCACAAAAAGGCTGGGCCTTTCCGGAGCGTTGATTCTGGCAAGGACTTCAGATTGAAAGGGGTCAAATTTGGTCATTAGGGGCTCCTCGATTTGAGTTTGAGTTTGTAGAAGATTGAATCTGGCGACGGCAATATTCTTTATACCAGACTACACGCCACGCATCCCGCTGCGCTTTGATATAAAGGTTAAGCGCTCTGGTATAACGATCAAGATGACCGCTTAAGTGAGAGATTAGATTCCAGGCACTTAAGATTAGGCGGAGTCGTAAGAGTTTCATGGCAACCTCAGCAAAAGTTCAAGTTCATATTGGTAAAGCTCCTTGGGCCACCACATCGGGGCTGGCCCAGTCACATGCCCCGGCCAATGGGGCAGAATTGATCCCGGAACAAAACTACCATTTCCATGGATCGGGCAGTTATGACAAACCCCCGGAGTTGCGTAATAAGGGTTTGGGTGGAAAGTTCCGAGTGGAAATATACTCACTTTAGCAAACACACTCCCGCACCGATTGCAGAACCAAGCCTCAGACGGTTTATCAACATCTCTGGGATCAAGGGGAAGCACTAGGGACAGAATCATTTTGCCAGACAAGGTATTCTGGATCTGGACATGACGTTTCATGGAAGCACCACTCTACGTCTAAGACAACCACAACTTTTTGTGTTGTTCTTAACAAGAGAACTGTAACAGACTGATGTATATGCCCCGCAGTCACATTTACATCGCCACATGGTGGCCCCTTTCTTGGTTGCGACCTGCATCAGGACGACCAAACGCCCAAATCGCCTCCCTTTTAGGTCAACTGTATGCCTCATCTAAGCCTCCCACCAAGGAGTTTCTTGCCTCTCCCGACTGATTGGATTATACCAACTTCGCTCAAAGTCAGACTCCAGGCGCTCCTGCGGAAACCGACTTAGGCAGACGTTGCGGAACTGGCAGCCACCGTATGCGTTGCAAGGTTCGCCCAGGGCTTTTGGCCAGAAGTTCTTTTCGGAAAAGCGTTTAGCTAAAAGTATGGTTTCCTCAGTTGTATCAAGCCAATCGTTAAGAAGGCGCTGGTGCGGCATGAAGTTGAGAGCTTCAGCAAACTCTGGGCCAGCGACAAGCATTGCGATGCCCCGGACGGCGGTTCCCCGGATGGAGAGGCCCATTCGGTCGGCAGCCCAGGAATAGCCAATGAACTGAGAACGGAGCTGCCATTGATCCGCCCATGACGGGCCAAACCCAGAACAGGTTTTCTCGTCTACAATCCAAGTGCCGGAACGTTGCTCCAGGATGGCATCGGCACGACCAATGAAGAGGGGTCGGTCGAGTTCTGGGAAGGGAAGTTCCTCGGCGAAGGAGAACTCAATGCCTTGCGCCGACGGCAGCACGATCGGGGCGCTTGCACTGAAGGGCCATTTAGTCCAGTATTCGAGAAAGGCCCGAATAACCCCTTCCAAGCCCTTGGCCCTGTTGCGCCCCGGTAGGTCGGAACCCCAAGCAAGGTCGGACTTCAGTATGACGAGAGCGCCTTCAGCAACGGCAATGTCTTCAGGTTGGCCATTTACGTAGTAGGCGCGGCGGGCGACTTCAATGGCAGCCGCAAAGGTTCCGCCTGCGCCCAAATGAATCTTGGGGTCATGCTTCAGTGACCAGCCATCTAGGATTGCGGTTTTGAACTTGAAGGGGCACTCCTTTAGGATTGCAAGGTTAGTTGACGTCCAGATGGACGGAAGGCTAGGACTTGGGCTAGGACTGGTCATAGGGGCGATCCTTTAGAAGTTGTCTGGCTAATCCCAGTAAAAATGTTTTGTGGGTTTTCCAGAATGTAAGAGCCTTTTCAGCCATGGCTTGGATTTGATCGTCTGAAAAAGCTTCCCAAGCTTCTAATGGATAGCTTTGACAACCAATTTGGAGAATTGCCCCATTAAACGATACGTCCCACACACCAGAATCGAATCTGAAGATAGGGGTTTGAAAGAACGCCTCACGAAGGTTAACCCCTCGAATATATGTTTCTTGGAGATTTGTTTTTCTAAGAAGTACCTTTTGGAGATTTGCATGCCGGAGATCGGCCCCTATAAAATTTACATCTTCAAGATTTGACTCTTGAAGGTCTGCCTCTTTTAGGTCTGCCCTCCGTAGATCTGCTCCTCGCAGGTCTGCCTCTTGTAAGTTTACTACCTGCAGGTCTGTCCCTCGTAGGTCTACTCTTTGAAGATTTGCTCTCTTTAGGTTTGCTCTTCGGAGATTTGCTCCTCGGAAGTTTGCCTCTCGGAAGTTTGTCCCTTGAAGGTTTGCCCCTCGCAGGTTTGCCATTTGGAGGTTTGCCCCTTGGAGGTCTGCTCCTTGGATGTCTGCCCTCCGTAGATCTGCTCCTAGTAGGTCTGCCCTTTGGAGGTTTGCTCCTCGGAGACTCACTCCTTGGAGACTCACTCCTCTTAGGTCTGCCTCTTGAAGATCTGCCCTTTGAAGGTTTGTCCCTTGGAGGTTTGCTCCTTTTAGGTCTGCTCCTCGAAGGTTTGCTTCTTGGAGGTTTGCTCCTCGGAGGTTTGCCATTTGGAGGTTTGCCTCCGCAACCTCAAAAATTGGATTTCCGCTTAAACTGAAAATTTTCATTTCTGTGCTCCTAGAATACTGTTAAGTAGGGCCGCTGGGTCAACAGAGGGCTTCTTACCGCTGGCCTTGGCCTTGGGCGCGGCGCTACTGAGGGCCGAGAAGCGGTCTGCTCGGAGGCGGCGGATGATCTCGGCCATTTCCTCAACCGAGAGTTCGTCGGCCTGGGCGCGAGCACGGAGAAGTTGGATGTCAAGTAGAGACTGGATGGAAATGGCTGGGGTTTGGTTGGTCATTGGGGCTGCTCCTGAGATTGTTCCTGGGGCTCGGGCTCGGGCTGGAGGTGCTCCCGAAGGTCTTGAAGTTGGGCCTGAGCATCGGCATTGTGCTTGGCAAGGGCTTCCTGAATCAGGGGGACAAGGAAAGCTCCCCAGGCTCCATAGGGGACTCGCTGCTCCAGGGGGCTATACAAGAGTTCCTGCACCTCCTCGAAGAGGGGGGCTGGGATTGTGAAGAAATGGCGGACAGTGTTGGTTGTGGGGTTGTGTTTCATTGGGAACTGGTTTCCTATCTTGGGACTCAAGAATTACGTGGGCAGCTATAGTGTAGGTAATAACTGCTACGATGATAAGCGCAATTAGAACGAAGTCTAAGTCTATTTTTATCATCCCCCCGACCTCTTATCGAATGCCAGGTCTTCAAAAGGCTGAAGTTCAGGGCCAACATGACAAGCCGGGCAGATTGTTGTGTCGGCTGCCATAAACTGGTGGCTGATGGGGAGTTCGGGGTCTGGATGCCCAAGCGGGGCGCGGACGCACTCGAAGGCCCGGAGCCTGGTGTGTTGCTGCTTAATGAACCAGCCTACGAAACGGTCGGAATGCCGGCCGCAGGAGCAGGCTTCTCGAATCCAGAGGCCAATGTTGGCTTGGGGCTGCCAAGTGGGGATATGGGGTTGGGGCTTCGGGGCTGCGAGATTACCCAGGAGCATATCAATAAGGGCTTGGGTTTCAGCCATCTGCTTGGCTAGGGCTTCTTCGGGACTGAGTTCTTCGAGGTCAGGCTCAGACTCGAACTCAGGCTCAGACTCGGATTCATCAGAATAACGCTCTGATTCTGGATCGAGGTCAAGGTCAGACTCGGAATCGAACTCGGAATCGAACTCGGAATCGAACTCGGAATCGTAGTATTGGGTTTGAGTGCTCATGGTTTGCAGCCTCTTAATTGTTACTGTTGGGTTAAAGCAAGAAGAGTATTCTTACGGTCTTTTAGCCGAGTCAGTTCCTGGTGGAGGCGATTGGCAGTTTCTTCGATTTCTTGGTCAAGCTGCTTTATTTCGGCCAAGATTACTTCGGACTGGGGAAGTAGTTCAAATGTTACTGTGACAGGTTGGGAGGTCTGAATCCAACCGGGCGGCTTATCTAAGTCGCAATTACTGACCAGATTGTTGGAATAAGTGGTTTTGAACAGGGCTACTGTGAGGGTGATTTTGGTGGGGCTTGGCATGGGAGACTCCAGGTTATTTGGAAAGGAAGTTCAGGGTTTCGATGAGGGTATTGTAATCACCCGCACGTCCGGCGTGATTGCCAAACGTGCGGAATAGGTTATCATATTCCGCACACCCTGGCAATCATCCTATTCAGTCTTTATCACCAGCTTCCTGTGGGGGTATCCATGGGCACACCAGTTAGGATCACCCGGGGCATCGAAGGGACACTTACAATAGGGGTAGGTGCAAAAATGTTCAGATTCGGCAGCAGACTGCTCTGAGGGCTCTTCGATGGAAAGAGCGTCCTCTTCCTCTGCCATCTCGATGGCTCGCTCGATAGATTGACGGGCCTCCAACAGATCGACGAAAGCGGATTTGCCGCCGGGGCGCTTCCCCGCGAAGAGAAGCTTTTTGATTGCGTGCTGGATAGGTGGTGATGTGACAGAGAAGATCTGTAGGACTCGGTAAACATCGAGTGAGGGGTAGGGGCAGGGCTTACGGTATGGGTTGGGTTGGGACATGGGAGGGGTTCCAATGGTTGGGGCACTTGCACTGAGCCGGATGGGAGAGTGCTTGTGCTGGGTAAAAAAAGCCCCAACGCAGAGCTGGGGCAAAGGAGGCCGCTCATGGCGGAGCGGTGGCTGACAAATCAGGGAAGCAGGCAACCAGTTGGCCTTGGAGAGAACCTTACCAGTAAGACTGGACAGAGTTACCTGCTTCCCTGATTTGGCGCGTCCCTGCGCCGAGACTGGCGTTAGCCTTTGAGGGCAGCCAAAAGGGCGGCGGAGCTGGAATCGGTTTCCTTGGCTTCCTGGAGTTCCGCGATCTTGGTTTTTACGCCGGGGATGGAGCGATAAGCAGCATAGGCGGATTGCAGGGAGGCGAATTCGCCAGCGGCAATCTTGGCCTGGGTGATGGTTTGGAGCTGCTCGATGGGGACACCAGCCACGGCGGACAAAGCCTGGAGGGTGAGGTTGTCGGCAGCTGGACTGGACTCGCCATTCGAGGTGCGACCAGGGTTCCAAGTTCCGGCCAGGGTGAGGTCTGCTAGGTTGCGGACAACGGCCACTGCGTCATCGACAGTCTTGATGGACTTGTCGTTGGCCGCATCGCCCAGCTTGGCTTCAATACCGTGGGCCAGGAACTTGAGGTAGAGTGGGGCGGTGGGCAGGATGGAGAAGGTGAAGATGCTGCCATTGACCCAGAAAAAGCGAGTAGTGACTTCGCCGGTTTCAGGGTTAAACGAGGACTCCTTCTGGAGTTTGCGCTTCTTGGAGAAGGCGCGCTGAGTGCCGTCCTCCATCGCAACAGTGATGGTGTCTTCGGTGCTGGAGATGATTTCGCCGGTCATTGGGTAGGTTCCTGAGTTAGGATTGGACGCTCTTAAGCGTCAGGTTGGTTGAAAAGCATCTGGCCGTTTGGCGTGATGTCGGGGTCATTGTGGCATAGGCAGGCCAGCGTTGCAAGGGGTTTGTGCAGGTATGGGGCCGGGGGCATCAACTCGCCGTTGGGCTTTCGAGGGCGCGGAGGGCTTCCACGTATTCGGGCTTGCCTTGGCGTATGTCGGAGACTAGGCGGAAGCAAGGGCTGGTGCCGCGTTTGGGGCGCTGTTCGCCGGTTTTGGAGCCGTCGCCCCAGACGATGCGGACGGACGAAAAGGCTTCCATGAGTTCGGGGCTGTAGGAGTTGAGTTCGGTGGGACTGGCCTTGTTGTAGAGTCCTTTGGCGCGGAAGAGCTGAGCGTAGAAGGTTTCGGCGAGCTTGGGGGTGGAGAAATTCATCAGGAAGCTGCCTTCGGTAAGGCCTCGGAGCCAGCATTTGTGGAGAACTTCGAGTTCCTGGGGCTGGATGGTTTGGTTGCCGCGCTGGGGGCGCTTGGCGGGACGGGCAGCAGACTGGGATTCGGAGGGAAAAACAATAGATGGAATAGGCATGGAAGGCTCCAGTGGTTGGGGGCGGCGGGATTGCCGCCGGGGCATATTATATAATGGTGGGAAGGAAGGCTGTCAATGGGGGTTTGCAGCGGGGCGAAGCCGGGAGGCTGGGCCGGGGTTTGGGATGGGGCCGGGGGGAAAACTGCTACAGTAGGGGATTTGGGGCGGGGGCCGAAGGCCGGGGCTGGACCGGTTTGGGGCGAGTGGGAGGGTGGATGTGCTGGGTTGGTGCAAGCGGGGAAATTTTAAAAATCGTGCCGGTGTAGGGAAATCAAGGGGTTGGGGAGGGTTTATTGTTAAATGGTGCGGAATTGGTGCAAAACGGGGGAAAGCGCACCGATTTAGCACACTGTAGCGAGTCGCTAGGGGTTGGGGAACTGTAGGAAAATCAATAGGTTAGGGATGTGTGCGGAGCTGGCACAGAGTGTGCGTTAGTAGAGACGTGGATCAATCCTAGGGATGGGGCAAACGAAGACAGCGGTAGGGAACTCTTGATGGGCTTCCGGGGGGAGTCCATCCGGGGCAATCCTGCCCAGACAACAAAATGAATGGTGACTGACTATGGCAAACGAAAAGAAGGCGAAGTGGAGTGTGAGAAGCGACCGGACGACGCAGAGCGTGACGGTGACGTACAATCCGAAGGAGGATGCGCGGGTGTTCGCGGTGGCGGACGTGCCGGAGGGGTTGCTGAAGTATCTGGCTACGGTAGGACTGAAGAACGTGCTGGAAGATGCCAAGGCGGGGCAACAGACGGAGGCGGAGGGGTGGGCCGCCGTGGAAAAGAGGTGGAACACGCTGATGGCGGGGCTCGAGGTGTCCAGCGAGCGGGGCGTGGGCGGCGGCGGGGCGTTGAAGGCGCGGGCCGAGCGGGCTGAGCAGGAAGCGGAAGCTGCGCGGGCGGTGGTGGCGCAATTGCAGGCTCAGATGGCCGAAATGGCACAGATGATGGAAGAATTGCGGGCGAAGAAGGCCGGGAAGGCGACGGTTGGAGGTGGAAAATGAGAGCGCAGAGGATGGTGGTGGCGGTGGAATGGACGGCGGACAGGGGGCTGTCGGCGGGGGTGCGGGCGGTGGTGCTTGAGATCGTGGCGAGGTTGTTGGTGTGCTGCGGGTGCCCGCTGGCGGGGGTGAGGGCGACGGATGTGACGGCGCAGTGGGAAAGGGTGTGCGCCCGGGATAGGTAGGGGCGCGTAGCGCGGGGGCGCGTAGCGCGGGGGAAGGCCCGCCCGGCAAGGGAAGCCGGGCGGGCCTTTCTGCGTCCGGCGGGGAGTTTCGCCACGCGAAACCGGGCGGGCCGGGGCGGG